CAGAAGATATGGACGAACATGCAGAATTATATTTAAAAACACCAGAACCAGATGTACCCGTTTACACAGAAAACCCAATAGATAAACCAAAACATTGTTCAGGACATACAAGATTTAGAAAATCCTGTCCTCTTTGTCAGGAGCTAGTAGCATAATGGCTGGAATAAGTTACGACACGTTAGTTACACAAATTAGAAATTATACAGAAACAGACTCTAATGTTCTTACAACAGACATATTAGAAAATATAATTTTAAATGCTCAACATAGAATTATGAGAGACATACCTATTGATGCGGATAGAAAACAACAACTAGGTAATTTAGTTGCTGGACAAGAATCAATTAATGCTCCTGCTGGCTGTCTATTTGTTAGAGGTATACAAGTATATGATACTGCAGGATCGGAAACTACAGGAGCTAATAGATGGTTAGAAAAAAAAGATTATACGTATCTACAAGAATACCAAGATGTAACTGGAACATCAGCAGCTCAGGGTCAACCTAAATATTATGCTATGTTTGGTGGCGGAACTGGGAATACGGATACTACATCTGGACGTATAGCTTTTGCTCCAGTTCCTAATACAACTTACAGATTTAGAGTGCATTTTAATAAGATGCCAGCAACTTTAGAATCTGGTAATCAAACTAATTATATTAGTCTTAATTTTCCAAATGGGCTGTTATATTGCTGTTTATCAGAGACATATGGGTTTTTAAAAGGTCCAATGGATATGTTGACTTTATATGAAAATAAATATAAACAAGAGGTACAGAAGTTTGCTAGTGAGCAAGTTGGTAGAAGACGAAGAGATGACTATACCGATGGAACCGTTAGAATACCAATACCCTCACCAAACCCGTAGGAGATAAATTATGGCAATAACATCAGCAATATGTTCAAGCTTTAAACAAGAGCTTTTACAAGGTAAACACAGTTTTGAGTCTTCAGGTGGACATACTTTTAAAATAGCTTTATTTACAAGTTCAGCATCTTTAGGTGCTTCAACAACTGATTATTCAACTTCAAATGAGATTTCAAATACATCAGGATCTGCATACACTGCGGGTGGAGCAACTTTAACAAACTCTGGTGTATCTTTATCTTCAACAACTGCATTTACAGATTTTTCAGATGTAACTTATTCATCCGCTTCTTTCACTGCAAACGGAGCTTTAATTTATAACACAACAACAGATGGTGGTTCAGGAACAACTGATGCTGTTTGTGTTATTGCATTTGGTGGTGATAAAACAGCTAGTAATGGAACTTTTAAAATCGAGTTTCCAACAGCAGACGCAAGTAGCGCAATAATCAGATTAGCGTAGGAGGTCGACTATGTCGACGACTTCAGGATGGGGCAGGTTTACCTGGGGCCAAGCTTATTGGAACGCAGACACAACTTTAAAAACAGGTTGGGGTGCACAAGCTTGGAATGATGGTGAATGGGGCGAGCTTAAAGATCAAACAATATCTCCAACTGGTTTTTCAATAACATCTTCTATTGGGTCTGTAGATGTACCTGATGTTGTTCTTACATTAACAGGTCAGGAAATTACATCTTCACAGGGCGAGGCTTTTGTTCCTGTAAATGTAGAAGGGGTATCAGCAACATTTTCGATTGGTTCAGTATCTGTAGTAGATATGCAGGTAGGTCTAACTGGTCAATCCGCAACAACTTCTGTTGGTTCTGTATCTGTTAATGACATGACTCTTGGTCTAACAGGTCAGGAGTTTACTGCGAGTCAGGGAACAGCAAAAGCACCAAACGAGACAGCAATATTATCTGGTGTATCAATCACATCAGAACAGGGAACAGCACAAGGTATTTCTTCACAAGAAGCAACACTAACAGGAGTATCTTTTAGTGCCAGTGTTGGTAGTGTCACGATACCAAACGATGTGGTTCAACCATCTGGATTAGAAGCAACATTTGCTCAAGGAACTATCGTAGGACTAGGCAGTGCCATAGCTCAACCAACTGGTCAATCAGCTACAGCATCTGTAGGTTCTCTGACAGTAGAAGAGGGTCTAGGATTAACTGGTCAATCGTTTAGCGCAAGTGTTGGATCTATATCACTGACTGATATTATTGTTGGATTAGATGGTTTCTCAATAACGTCTAGTGTGGGAGCTGTAGATATCTTTGCATATGGTGATGTTGACACTGGTTCAAATACATCATATAGTAATGTTTCGACAGGTTCGAATGATACATATTCGGATGTTGCAACTGGATCAAATACAAGTTATAGTGACGCTGCATAGGAGATAATTTATGGCATCTACATTTACGCCTTTAGGGGTAGAACTTCAAGCAACTGGTGAAAACGCCGGTACATGGGGAACAAAGACTAATACTAATTTACAAATCATAGAACAGATATCTGGTGGGTATGTTGCTAAATCAATAGCAGGTGGTGCGCAGACAACTGCTTTAGCTGTTTCTGATGGATCAACTGGTGCAGAATTATCTCACAGAATGATTGAGTTTACAGGAACAATCACAGGTAATCAGATTGTAACAATACCTTTAGATGTTCAAACTTTTTATTTTTTAAGAAACTCAACATCAGGTGCATATACAGTTCAATTTAAATATGCTTCTGGTTCAGGAGACTCGTTTACTTTTTCAGCCACAGATAAAGGTGATGCTATTGTATTTGCAACTGCAAGTGATAGCACTAACCCTAATATTGATACAATAGCTTTAGGTATTTCAAACATAGTAGAGGATACAACACCGCAACTTGGTGGCAATCTAGATACTAATTCTTTTATGGTAGATTTCGATGATGCTCACGGTATCAGAGATGAGAATGCAAACGAACAATTGATTTTTGAGACAACTTCCTCTGCGGTAAACCATGTAGATGTAACAAATGCTGCAACAGGAAATGGTCCACAGATAGGGGCCGTTGGTGATGATACTAATATCAGTTTAAAATTAAGACCAAAAGCGACCGGTAATATCGAGGTTATGGGTGCAACAAACCCAGGCTCAATTCAACTCAATTGTGAATCTAATTCGCATGGGATTAAGTTAACCAGTCCACCCCACAGTGCTGGACAGTCATATGAGATTAAATTCCCTACAGGAAATATAACAGCAGGCACATTTTTAAAGGTAGATAGCGTTTCTGGGTCAGGAACCAGTGGAGTTGGTACATTAACCTTTGATTCTTCACCAGCAACAACAGGAAAAGCTATTGCAATGGCAATCGTATTCGGATAAAAGGAGTAAATTATGGCAAACCCAAATATAGTATCAGTAACAAGTATTAAAGGTGAATCGGTAGGATTTAATTTATCAGCTACCACTACAACAACTTTAATGACAGTGTCCTCTGATAAATTAATAAAAATAAATAGAATAACAGTTGCAAACGTAGATGGAACTAATGCAGCTGACGTAACTGTTTCAGTTACAAAAGCAAACTTTACTCCAGATGGTATTACTAACTTTGATACTTCTGGAACTTTTCACATAGCAAAAACAATATCTGTTCCAGCTGACGCAACGTTAGTATTACTTGACACACCGATATATTTAATGGAAGCAGATGTCCTAAAAGGTGGAGCAAGTGCTGCTTCAGATTTGGATTTATTCGTATCATATGAAGTCATAGACGACGCGTAGGAGTCCACTGATGAAGCGAAAGGAAGTAGCTAATGAATCAAGATAACGGTGGAGTCATAGGAAAAATAAATACACCAACAACAACTCTAGCATCAGGTGTATGGTCTTTAGATAGTCAGTTTGATTCACAATCATCAGCTATATGGCCTCTTGCTTTTCCACAAACAACTTTTACTAATTCATGTAGGTTTAATGATGGAAGTTCAGATTATTTAACTAAAACACCAAGTAGTGCTGGAAATAGAAGAACCTGGACATTTTCTGCTTGGGTTAAAAAATGTATGCCTTTAACAGGTGGAAATCAAAGGTTGATAGCTTGTGGTTCTGGTACTGGTGGTCTTTTTTCAAGTATAGAATATGATTCATCTGATAGAATTAGAATATTAGAAGGAACTGAGGGTGGAAGTTCATCAGTAAATGTAAGAGGTGCTGGTTTTAATTGCGACCCATCTGCTTGGCAGCATGTAGTTGTAAAATATGACTCTACACAAGGAACTGCTGCTGATAGAATTGAAATTTATTTGAATGGTGTTGAAGTTACTTATGACTCAACAACTTATCCAAGTTCTAATAAAGATAGTGAATTTAATAATAATGTTGTTCATACAATTGGTGCTACATCTGTTGGATCAAGTGTAGGTTCTTTTTTTGATGGATATATGACAGAGGTAATTTTAATAGATGGACAAGCACTTGCACCTACAAAGTTTGGTGCATTTAATCCTATTTCAAGTATCTGGGAGCCTATAGCGTATGCAGGAACCTATGGCACCAACGGGTTTAGATTGGATTTTGCAGACAGTAGCGCTCTAGGAAATGATGTATCCGGTAATGATAATGACTATACTGTTAACAACCTGACATCAGTGGATCAGTCGACTGATACTTGCAGCAATAACTTTGCTACATGGAATCCTTTAACTGTTGGAAGTTATCAAACTTTATCAGATGGAAATTTAAAAGGAACAGGTAATACCAGCACTAATAACGGTAATACTTGGTCCACGATTCATTTTCCATCTGCTGGAAAATGGTATTGGGAAACTAAAGTCACAGCACATTCTTCATCAGCTAATTATCCACAGGTAGGCATAATTAGAGATAATACTGCTGATCAAGCAGATATGAATACAGGTGATGGTGGTTATGTATCCTCGAGTAATGATTGTTATTATCCTGCAGGTAGCACGACAGTATATTCTAAAGATGGTAATGATACAGTTAGTGCAACTTCTGTAAATGATATTCTTATGTGTGCAATGGATTCAACAGCAGGTGCTATGAAATTTTGGATAGGTGTCAATGGAACATGGTTTGCCAGTGGTGATCCAGCTAATGGTAATAATGCACAGTGGGCAGAGACGGGTAATTATCAGCCAGTTGCTTTTTCATCAAATTTTAATAATTCAGTTTCCGAAACAAACTTTGGTGCTCCAACGTTTAGTATATCATCAGGAAATGCAGACGCTAATGGTCATGGTAATTTTGAATATGCACCACCTACAGGTTTTTTTGCTCTTTGTACTAAAAATATAGCGGAGTTTGGAGGATAGATGGCTGATTATACAACTATAGATAACCCGACAAAACATTTTAATACTGTTCTTTACACAGGAAATGGTAGCACAGCTCATGCTATTACAGGTGTTGGGTTTCAACCTGATTGGGTATGGTGTAAAGCAAGAAGTATTACAAAAGACCATCTGTTGTTTGATATTAATAGAGGTGTTACAAATGCATTAAAAACAAATGCAAGCCTTGCAGTAGATACAAATTCAGAATTTTTACAAGCCTTTGGAACTGATGGTTTTACTGTTGGAAATCAAGGTAAAATAAATACAAGTAGTGCAACTTATGTATCCTGGAACTGGTTAGGTGCTAACGGAACTGCATCAAACTCTAATGGTAGCATAACATCAACCGTATCTGCAAATCAAACTGCTGGATTGAGTATTGTGACTTACACAGGAAATGGAACTGCTGGAGCGACTGTCGGACACGGACTTGGCTCAGTTCCTAAAATGATAATTGTTAAAGTTAGAAACACCTCAAATTCATGGGTTGTCTATCATACTTCTTTAGGTGCAACAAAATTTATAGAGATGAACTCCACTGGTGCAGTCCAAACAAATTCTACAAGATTTAATGATACTGAACCAACTTCATCAGTATTTTCATTAGGAAGTGCGGCAGGTGTAAATACAAATAGCGATACCCATGTGGCATACTGCTTTGCAGAAAAACAAGGCTATTCAAAATTTGGAAAATGGACAGGCACTGGGCAAAGTTCTGGACCATTTATATACACAGGATTTCGTCCTGCTTTTCTTTCTTGGAAAATGAGTAGTTCTACAGAAAATTGGTACATAAATGATAATAAAAGAGAACCATATAATGATGATTCTATGACAGTTTTATATCCTAATTTAAATAATGCAGACGGTGCTTTAAATGATGAGATTGATTTACTTGCAAATGGTTTTAAAATAAATGGTACTAACTCTGCGCACAATACAGATGGTGCAACATACATCTATTGGGCGTTTGCAGAACATCCACTTGTAACAGCAGGAACTAAAGCAGCGGGGCCAGCAAGATAATGTCTAGAAAAAACGGAGGAATAATCGGACCAGCAAACACACCAGTCGGAGGACTGATGTCAGGAGTG